TTATAATTTCACCTTGGGTTATATTGTAGTCATAAATACCACCACTTATATGCCCCCAAGGTGTGTTATTTAATGTCAAGGTATAGTTTAAATTATTTGGATAAAAATTATAAGTTGACTGAACACCATTAAAACTATAAGTATTATGAGTCAAAAAAACAAGGGTGTCAGATCTAAAGTCTTCGTCCATATTTGTATTCAATACTTTAGTGATCACCCAAGTGGTATTTTTTAAAGTTATTGTTGTGTCAACAAAAGTTGTGTCGGTAATAATTGGTTGCGGATCTAAAGGTTGTTGTGGTTTCACTTCAACTTTTTCACAAGAAAGTAAAACAAGACCTATAATAAATAAAATAAGTTTTTTCATATTATACCAAAGTTTCTAATTTATTTCTTACTTGTTCTCCAATAGTTACAGGTGTCAGACTTGTTAAAACGATTGATTCTTTTAAAATTTTATGTGGAATATGAACCAAAAACAAATTACCATCATAAAATGAAAGATCTTCTTTAAGATTTAAAGCTCCATCAACCATTTTCAAAAATATCTTGAATTGAATTGGATCAACAAAAGATTCAGATAGAATTGTACCAAAATTTTCGTTGATAATATTAATCTTGTGGTTTACTGGAGTTTTTATCATGTCTTTATTATTTCTACAAATGTAATAAAACTTTTGAATCTAAAAAATTTATTTCAAAACTTTTTTAATAATATCATAAAGTTGATCAACTTCTTTTTGTTTTGGTATGTCATCTAACTTAAAATACTTACAAGATGTATGTTCATGACCATGAGTTGCCTTATTTAAATCAGGATCTTTTTTGTCTTTAGTATTTTGTAAAAATACAAACATCATTCCTCTTTTGGTTCCGTCATCATTAAAGTTATCTATAATTCCAACAAGATCTAAGTCTGTATTAATTTCAATATCAGTTTCTTCGTGAAATTCTCTTATGGCGGCTTGACCTGGCGATTCACCATTTTCAATACCACCACCAGGTATTGACCAAATGTTTGGCAATGTTTCTTTTGGTCCTCTTTTACAGAGTAAAACCTCATCCCCATGTTTAAGAATGACACCAGAACTTTTTCTAAACTTCTTCATTGATATTTATAAATATGAAAGTAAAAATAAATAATAACTTATTTGATGTTAAAACCCTATTAACTTCAAAAGATACTCAAAAGGGCATGATGGGTAAAAAATTTGACGGTTATGATGGTATGTTATTTTTTATGAAAAATGGACCACATTCTTTTTGGATGAAAAACTGTGTTATTCATTTAGATATTATTTACATAAATGATCACAAAATTGTAAAAATACATCACAATTGTAAACCTTGTTTTGAAAATAATTGTGATCACTACGAAGGCAGTGGTGATTTAGTACTTGAACTTCCTGGTGGAACTTGTAAAAAATATAATATCAAAGAAGATAATGAAGTTATCCTAATTTAAAATAAATCTATTTTAACTTGTTTTTTTTCATCAACAAAAGTCTGAACTCTACCTCTTGCAACATCACAATAGTTAGGACTTAATTCAATTCCTAACCATCTACGGTCTAATATTTCTGCAGCAACCATAGATGTTCCACTACCACAGAAAGGATCTAGTATAACATCGTTCTTGTAGGACAATATCTTAATCGCTTTTGTTGGTATGTCCATCGAGAAAGTTGCCTTGGTGAGTGATTTAGTATCCGCAAAGTAATTCCACTGACCAAATACAAGTTCCATAAACTCTTTCTTATGGTTATCATCATAGACCATTTTATTTCTTTTTGTTCCATCTTCATTTTCAATTTCGGTTAATTCCCCCATCCATTCTGGTTGACCTTTTACTTTCTTAATGTGTTTGTTTTTGTATGCTAGTATTACACACTCCTTAGGATTATAAATATAAGGGCTAGACGGACTCATCCAAGATCCCCAAGCCGTGGTTTTACTTCTGTGTGGTGATTGTTCTTCAAGGTCAACGATCCCAAAAAATTTAAATCCAACCTCTTTCATTATTTGATAAAATTCTGAAACAAAAAATACTCTACCTCCTCTATCTTGAACATTTACTTCGTAAGGAATATTAATTGAAACTCTACCATCGTCTTTAATCAATCGATAAACTTCTTTTAACCATTCTCTTGTCCAATCCCAGTACTGGTCCATAGGTAAGTTATCTATGTGCATATCATATTTAATCCCACAATTATATGGTGGTGATGTAACAACCAAATCAACACTACCTTCAGGTAAAGTTTTCATTACCTCAATACAATCCCCATTTATAATTTTTCCTGTTTCTATCATTTTTAAAATATATTTTTTATCATTATTTAAACTATTTCTGTAATTATTTGTGCTAATTTATATCCCGCAAAAGCCCCTGCCGCAGCAGATCCAGGAAGAACTATAAACTTTCCAAGAATTGTGTCATATTTCTTTCTATTTACAATATAAGAAATTAAAATGTAATAAACAATATAGTTTATTAAAACTAAAAAGTCCAGTTCCTTTGCTACAAACACAACAATAGAGTTCCCAAGAAACCCCCACATAAAATTTATGAGAGTTTCTCGTAATAATTCATTTGGTGTTGTGATTGCATCTAAAACTGAGATTTCTTTACTAAATGCTGTTTTTTTCTTCAATTTTTTTGATGTGGTGTTCGAGGTACCATAGGGCTTTTCTGAGATCCTCGAGTTCGTTGTATTTTCCTTTCTTTCCTGCACGACTAATATATTTTACTGTATTTCCTAAACTAAATCCTAAATCCCAAGCATCAATCACCTTGATAGCTTCATATTCATTATTTTCTCCTCCATAATGGTTAGGATGATTTACTTGTTCTACTTTTGGTGGGGGACACTGACAAAGTCCGGTACCACCACATACGCATTCTTTATCCATTATTCTTCTTCTCTATATTCTTTTAATAACTCATCGTTGGGCATTGTTCCGTATTTCCCATTAAGGCCATCCATATCAACAAATGATGTCATCATATGTTTTGTATCGTATATTTGTTGTGTAACATCAAGTGATTTAACAATCTCACGAATAATCTTGTAAGGATCGGCATTTGATCCTGGCCTTCGATCTTCAATATATCCCTTCCATTCGTTTGCAGTTTCCTGAGGAACTCTAATTGACGCTCCACGATCAGATACACCCCAACTAAATTTATCAATTGCCTGAGTTTCATATTCACCAGTTAATCTTAGATTGTTATTAGAACCATAAGCTTTAATGTGATCATCGTGCCTTGATTCAAATGCGTTGAGTAGTGCCATGAAGTATTCTTCGTTACCGTCAAGTCTCATAATGTCTGTTGAGAAGTTTGTATGAAGACCTGATCCATTCCATTCACCATTTTGAATTGGTTTTGGGTGAAGTTCAATGTGGTAACCATAATTTTCCACAACTTTGTGTAAGAAATAACGAGTCATCCAAAGATCGTCCCCTCCTTTTAACTTACCTTTTGATAATATCTGATATTCCCACTGACCTAACGCAACCTCAGCGTTTGTTCCTGTAATATCAATACCATAATCTAAACACATATTTGTATGTTCGTCAACAAACTTACGGCCAACAACATTATGTCCCACACCACAATAATACTCACCTTGCCCTTTAAGACTATTTCTTTTATGTCCTAAAATATTCCCATTAATTTCTTCACGAATAAAATACTCTTGTTCAAAACCAAACCAAAGATCTTCAAACCCTTCACCAATACTTGATCTTTTATTTGACTCATATGGTGTTCCGTCAGGATTTAACACCTCACATAAAACATAAACCGTGGATAACATGTCTTTCATATAATGACTAACAGGTTTTAATATACGATCTGAGTTTCCAGTTTTAGCTTGGTTAGTTGATGACCCATCAAAATTCCACATAGGAAAATTCCCATCTAAAAATGAGTTTTTAATTGTATTGTATTCAACGATCTTAACTTTACTTCTAAGGTTTGGTTCTGGTTTATATCCGTCCAGCCAAACATATTCCAATTTAATTTTCATATATTATTTATTTTTTTGTGTTTTTGTCAAATAATACTTTCGTATTTCGTGACCCAAATCTTGATCGTTTGGGTTTTTGTCAATCATTTTTTTAATGAACTTTAAAATCTTATTTTTTTCTTTATCACTCATTGTTTTCTTTTAATTGTTCAAATTTTTTAGTTTGCGATATGTGACCAGCAATTCTTCTTTTGAACATTGGAAGTAGGGTTTCGTTTATTGGAAAAATTCCCCTTGAGCTCATATAAAAGATTGGTCCTATTTTTTTGTCAATACCATCGAATGATGAAAAATTACAAATAATTTTTGAAATAGTCAAATCATTTATAGATTGATCGTAAATTAATTTTACATTTGTCATTTGTTGGGGATTTAACTTGGTTTGTTTTTTGATCACATATTCCCAAACATAATGAGTTTTTTCATGATCAATAAAATAAAAGAACCCCTTAGGATGAATAATGTTTTTTTTGTTTCTTTTAACTTTCATATCCAAAGAATCAAACACTATGGTCCACACTGATTTAGCAATATTAAAGTACTCCATTATTCTTGGGGCTGAGTACATTAGTATCTTTTTAAATTCTTTAGATTCATCGTCTGACATATTGGGCATCTCTTTAACTTTGAGATCTTTTACCATAATTTCGTCATCAATGTTTGTGAGTTTTTTGTCTGTGTAAACAATCTTATGG